AAGGTTTTGTCTTAGGTCTACTAGATTTTGATTGATGGTAACTTCTACATCTCCTCCATAAACAAATCTTGATATTACACCAATTCCTCTATAACCTTCCAGAAATCCATTTCCACTCTTTAGTTGTGGAGGCATTCTGATTCCTGCTGGTAGAATAAGATTTCCTACGCTATCTCTGACTTCTGTTGTCTCATAATGATTTATTCCATTATAAAGATTATCATAGGAACCGTATTTTTCGAGCATTATTTTATCGAATGTGTTTTGTTCGAGAGGCCATTCAGATTGGATATTGAGGATATTGTTTGATAACAATATTACCCAATCGAGAGTTTCGTCATTATAAATTTTATATGCCACATTGTCAGGTCTTTCGTCTCCTATAATTTTGTATTTTGTAAAATAAGAAAGATTGCCAAAAATATCATCACGAAGTTTTCCTCTCTTGAATAAATTTTTGACAGGAGTATATTCAGAGATTTGCTTTTGATCTGAATCTCTGCTGACATAATCGAAGTCTGGAACTTGTCTGAAATATGATGGCATTTTAGTAACCTATGCTCGTATAATCCTTATCATAATCTTTTGATGTTACTGGCTCTAGTTCTTGGAATTTCAATGCTAAATTATATGATACCATTGTTGCGTCATTATCGGCAAATGTCGCATAAGAACCATTTGGTGTGTAGTCTACACTGCAACTCTGTAGGGCACACATTTTTATTTTATTCAATGATGAGTGTTCTCCGCCACCTTTCACGACATAACTTATCTTAAAAACATTTGGTGCCTTCAAGAATAATTGACTAGAAGCAACCTTTACTGCCATTGCTTCTTTGAACGCTCTTATGATCCCTTTTACTGTTCTTGCTTCTTCTTCCCCTCTTGGTGATAAGCTAAATGTAAAATCAAATGGTCTTAGTTGTGGGCCATTAAACAATAATTCTAGGTTATTATTCACCACTGCCCCAGTGACTCTTGACAATAGTCCTTGTGTTGATGCTGCTTTTTGGGCTATTGCTAATTTTGCTGCATTTTGAACTCCGGAATCTTTTAATTGTGAGGATAAGTAATCAAAATAGTTTTCCATTCCTTGAGTTCCTTGTCCGCTAAACATGGACAATGATAAATCTGCTATTGACATATTCAAAGGATTCACACCAACATCATTCCAGTCAACCGTATTCATATCAGTAATTGACGGCTGTATTGGTAATATTATTGTTCCTAGTGGGGTTCCAGTCGAAGGTCGATCTGCGAGTAGTGCTCCAGTTTGTGAATTTGGTGAGATTTTTCTCGGTTCATATTGAATAATTTGGAATTTTATGTAATCTTGACCGTTTCTACCTATATCTTTTGGGTATGCCCAAATGCCTTCTTCGCCGTTTTTGTTATTGTAGTCTTTTCTGACATCCGGTGCGTCAGGAACTGATATATCATTTGGGTCTATTGGATTCTGAGTAGGTTCTGGTGGTTGTGCCCCACCTCCTGGTGGTTGTGCCCCACCTCCTGGTGGAGCAGCATTTCCAACAGACTTATAGCCGGGAGAATTCTGTAGTGTTTGTAGCTGTTGTGCAGAAGTTGATCCAGTTCCACCAACATTATTTTTCGCTAATGCTAATGTGGCTTTTCTTACACCGTTATCTAGATTTGTCCTTTGTTGTGCGTTTTGTCCCGTGAATACTTGCTCGTATATTCCTTGATTTTGAATTATGGTTTCATCATTTGATGCATTATACGAATAAATTTGTTTGTCACCAATGCCAAAGGCAGTAGTATATACATCATAATTTCCATTAAATCTATTTGTAATTACTTTGATATTTTGTTTTATTTGTCCGGAACCTTGGGTTCTATTATACCCAACAAAAGTTGCTCTGTATCTACCAATCCATGGATCATCTTGTCCTACATCGCTTTGTTTTAGCTCTTCCCAACCTGCTGGATTTCCTTGTGCCATCAGAACTCCCTCCACATAAGGGACAGAACCATCTCAATTTTTTGTAGAGTATGAGACATTAGTAATAGTTTTATTTCTATTTAGCGCCCAGATAGGAACACAGGGTAGAAAGAAGGAACTCTTAATACATATTCTAATTCTTCTGGTTTTATTTTATAGAAATAAGACTGAAATCCAGTAAAACTATAAGTTCTTACAGGACTCTGAATATATTCTGGATGCCTTTCCCAATGATAGTTGACTCCTCTTCGGTAATCGTTTCCTTTTTCTATGATTAAACTTACAGGATGAACATCATACCACTTGCCTCTTGTTCTTGCGATATATTTAAATGTATAAATTGACCCAACTTCCATAGTAACTTCTGTTCTTCCCATTCTGGAAAGAATATCAATCAGGGCATCAAAGTAGAAATTGGGGGATTGGTTTTTCGGTAATTCATCAATTAGGTTCTTGAAACTATAAAACTCGTCTTTTTGTTGCTGTAGTTCCTCTTTTCTATCATTGAGCCGATCGAAGACATAATCTCTGGCACCTTGTTTTTTTAGTTGTTCTTCTTCGAACTTTATTTCTTCTTCTTCTCTCTTGAACTTATTTTCTTTGGCAGTTGTTAATCCACGAAACCATCTTCTGATTGTTCCAAATACATTCCAGAGTCTTCTTGTCTGATTATCGAGTGGTTTAAACATTTTTAGAGTCCTAGTTCTCTTTCGCTGATTATTTTGAATTCTATATTTCTGCTCTTACACCATTCTTCTGCCGCAGCCCATTTTGCCTGATTAACCGAATATGTTTTCATCTCATATAACCAATTTTTAGTTTTTCTTTTGGGAACTTTTGGTGGAACTGTTTGTCTCTTTGGTTTTATTTCAATAAGATATGTTTTTGTTTCTCCAGATTGCTCTTGTATTTTTATGAGAAAATCTGGGAAGTATCTTCTTACTTTATTATCAACAGGAGATCGATATGGAATAAAAAACTCTTCAGATCCATATTGTATTACATTTATATTTTCATCGCACCACTTCATAAAACGAAGTTCCCAAGAACTTCGATAAATTATATTTTGTGGATTTCCCATATATTTCTCTGGGTGTATAGGATGAAAATATCCCTGAATATATTTGCGTTCTCCCATTCTTCCCTAAATAGAGTCAACAGCTCCACGATTACTATTATTTAGAGATGGCAGGTCCAACAGTAAAACCTTATAGTATGTCAGAGATTAAGAGTAAGTTGTTGCAACCAGCAATGACTTCTCATTTTCTGTGCGAGTTTTTTCCTCCTCGTGGGCTACCACAATTTCTACAACAACGAACTCTTGCCGGATTTGAGGGTGGACAATACTCAAATAATACACAAGAACTAATACAACTCTCATGTTGCGAGGCATCTTTGCCTGGATCTTCTTTGGCAACAAATGACATCAACAATGACTATACTGGTGTAACAGAAAGACACGCATATAGGAGAATGTATGATGATCGAGCAGATTTTACATTTTATGTTGATAGTAATTATTATGTGATTGATTACTTTGAGAATTGGATGTCTTATGTTGTTGGCGAAAACCTGATTTCAAACCAAAGTGATCCCAATAGAGAGCCACAAACAGACAGAAATTATAATTACAGAATAAATTTTCCAGATGATTACAAAACAGATGATCTCTACATCACAAAGTTTGAAAGACACTATAATAAAGAAGAAAAGGCAAGACCACTGACATATAAATTTATCAATGCATATCCAATTAGTGTTGCCTCAATGCCGGTTTCTTATGATTCTTCGCAGTTGCTAAAGTGTACTGTCTCTTTTAATTATAGTCGTTATGTTATTTCTAAAAGTTCTGGTCAGTTTGCTGATACTACTGAACCAGGACAGTCAACTTCTCCAAATAGCGTGGCAGAACAAATTAGAAGAGCACAGAACCTAAACAAAAATAGAATTAATCGCCCAGGAGAAGCTGGTGCAACTCTTCCATTTGCATCTAATGAAGCTTGATAAATAATAAAAACTGAAATGACTAAAATACAATGCCTTTACCTAAGATTTCTACTCCAGTTTATCATCTGACATTACCATCAACAGGAAAAGAAATAAAATACAGACCATTTCTTGTCAGAGAAGAAAAGCTCCTTCTCCTTGCACTAGAAAGTGAAGACACAAAACAAATCACAGAATCAATCAAAACAGTCATAAAAAACTGCATTGAAACGAGGGGAATCAAAGTAGAATTACTACCAACATTTGACATTGAATATTTGTTCTTGAATATTCGTGGGAAATCTGTCGGAGAAGAAATAGAAGTCAATGTCATTTGTCCAGACGACGAGCAAACTCAAGTTCCGGTAAAAATCAACATTGACGAAATCGAAGTTCATAAGTTTGATGATCATGAGAAAAATATCAATATTGATGGAGAAATAACATTAGAGATGAGATATCCATCTTTGGATCAATTCATCAAAAATAATTTTGACTTCAATGCAGAAAATGATATGGATCAGGCATTTGATCTGATTTCATCCTGCATCGATAAGATCTACACAAAAGACGAAGTTTGGTCTACTTCCGATGTGACTAAGAAAGAACTCCAAGAGTTCCTAGATCAGATGAACTCTTCTCAGTTTAAGTTGATCGAAAAGTTCTTTGAGACTATGCCAAAACTTATGCATAAGATTGAAATCACAAATCCAAATACCAAAGTCAAGAGCGAAGTTGTTCTGGAGGGACTAACATCTTTTTTCGTGTAGGTCTTTCCCATATCGATTTAGAGAATTATTATCAACTTAATTTTTCTCTGATGCAATATCATAAATATTCTTTGACCGAACTTGAAAATATGATGCCTTGGGAAAGAGATATCTATGTGGCTTTATTGAAAAATCATTTAGAAGAAGAAAAACTAAAGCAACAACAAAATGCAAGTTGATATCCCATCTAGGTTAAAGTCAAAGTTAAAATTTTATCCAATTAACCAAGTTGGAGAGAGAACTTGGTTGACATTAAAAGAAAGACTTACTGGCAAAGGGAGATATCTGTCTGAAGTCAATCTTCCCGAAAGTGATGCGGATAAACTGATTGAAAATATCAAAAAATCAGGTGAGTTTCCTTCCCTAGAAGATGAGTCTGGAAAATACAAGAAAGATTATGAAGAATGGCTAGCAGATACATATCTGACTTTTTTTGATGATGATTTTGGTGGAGAGCCAACTTCACCATCAGAACCAGAAGAAGATGATGAGGAAGACGATGCTCCAAGTGGATTAGATGAATTTCTAAAACAAGTTCGAGAAGAACCAACAGAAGAAGATCAACAAGAAAAAGAAGAAGTAGTAAGCAGAATAAGAACTCGTAATATAACTCCCAACAACAAAAAATTAAGCAAAAAAGACATCAAGAAATATTTTAGTGGATTGACTTTGGGCCAACTTTCTAATGTTGAAAATGCAGTTGATAATCCATCAGGAGAATTTGTAATTCGATACAACAGAAGAACAAACAGATATTATGCAGCAGATCCAAAAGAATTAATTACATCATCTGGAGAATCTTCTGTCGGACAATCTGGAGAGGGC